CAAAGTCACCCTCTGACTTTATAACAGTCGGATATGCACCAAGTACGCTATGAGTGTCCATAGTGTAGTTTTCCAGTATGTCTTTTTTGCCCTCAATCTCATGACCTAGCACGTTTTGACGAAGTTTCTTGTTAAGCAAACTGCCATAGACAAAGATGTTTTTCATGTTTTTGTCTATTATGTATGATTATATAAAACTTGTGTAGGAAAAGGGTTGCTTCGCAACCGTGACAATAACTTTATATAATGTGACAAATATTGACATGTGTTATGGGATTCCGTAAATCTTTTGCAGGTGCGTTAAGTAGACTTAACCTAATAGAGAAATCCACCACGGAAACCACTACTAGACCTAGTGTTGCCCAGCCTTACATGAGTACCGATACAGGTGCTAAACTACCAATTTTCCCATTCCCACTCACCATGATTTATGAGTTGGCAGATAACATTGATGCTTTAAGAATACCTATTGAGACTTTGAACCGTGAAATGTTCAAGAACGGTTTCGAGGTTGTAGAGAAATGGAAGTACAAATGCAACAACTGTAGCAAGGAATTCCAATATGCACCTACTGCTGACAACCCTGACGAGCAGCCATTTGAGGCAAACGGAGACAATTACAACCTTGCACACCCACGCAAAAAGAAGGCAGTTACAGTACCAAAGGCAGAAGCATTGGTATGTGATACCTGTGGAAGTAATGACTTGGCTAGACCTGTACCAGAGCACAGAAAGACTTTGGAAAACTTGATGTTAGAGCCTGTAAACAGCAACCAGCAAACTTTGGAAGACGTAGCACGTCAGTTGGAACGTGACTTTGAGATAGCAGATAACGCATATTTGCTTTTGCTAAAGAACTACCACATAAACGATGCAACAGGCGAAATTAACACAGAGAAGACTGTGATTAAAGAGATGCTAAGAATTGAGCCACCACAGGTGGCAATGATTGCAGATAGTGACGGAAGAATTGGATATGACGACAAGCGAAACAAAATTTTCGTGTGTCCACGATTCGAGCATCGTGACGTTAGACTTACAGAGCCAAAATGTGACCGTTGTGGAGCACAGGCATTAAAGGCAATTATCGAGGTTAACTCAGTTTATTCTATCGGTATTCCACAGCCTAAGCGTGTTATTTATGGCGAAGGCGAAGTTATCTGGAAGGCAGGCAAGTACAAACCAAACCTTCTTTATGGATTTTCACCTATCTATTCCGTATGGAGCAAGGCTATGTCCCTCTCACATATGGATGAATATATCAGAAAATACTTTGACAAGATGCGACCACCAAGAGGTATGCTTGTTATATCCTCAAGAAACTATGAGACATTCAGAAAGTCATGGGATGTATTGGAACAAAAGGCACAGGAAGATCCTTACATGATTCACCCACTTTTGGTTGAAAATGACAAGGGTGGAAAGAATCCTGCACAATGGTTAGACTTTACTGGATCACTAAAGGAGTTGGAATTTATCGAAGTAAGAAAGGAATTGAGAATGATTATAGGAGCTGTCTATGGAGTATTGCCATTCTATTACGGTGAAACCCCTGCTGGATGGAGTCAGGAAGGACTACAGGTTACAATTACAAACAGAGCAGTTCTATGGGGTCAGGACACATTAAAGAAGGCATTCTTTAGCAAGATTTCAAAGATGCTAAACATTGACGATTGGGAATTACAATTAAAGACTGGTGAGGAAACAGATAAACTCAGAGACTTGCAAACTGACGGAATCGAAATACAGAACATGATGCTGTTACAACAAATGGGCTTTGAGATTACAAGAACACATACAGGTGAGTTCAAGGTAGGAAAGGAAACTGCATTGACTCCAGAAATGATGTTTGGTATGGGTGCTATTAACGGTAATCAGAACGGTACAGGCAAAGGCGTACCAGCTCCACAGGAAAAGACACAGGCATTTGAAGGCGAACCAAACAACAATAGACCAAGTGACATTGGTGGTACTGGACAGGGAAGTCCTACAAGTGGAAGTTCAATGAGCAAGAAATCTGCATATCCAAAGGGAATTACCCCGTCAAACTTTGAAGTTGTAAAGAATACTTTGCAAACAGCAGTAGATTATGACTGGAAAAAGACAAAGACAGTTGAAGAACTAAGAAAGGCAACTGGAATGACAGTAAGAGATGCTAGAGACATTGTTGCAAGTGAATTTGAAGGTGTAAAGAGGTGGGAAGATGAGTGATAAATGTGAAGGTGACTCATGCAAGCCTAAAAAAGTTGTATTTTACGTTACAAGAGGATTTGTAGAGGAAGATGAGGAAGAAGAATGACTAAAAGATTCCATAAATGTGACGACAGTTGCAAACATACAGAAGAAAAACCAAAAGTTGTCAAAAAAACAGTAAAAAAACCTAAAGTAGTAAAAAAAGAAATCAAACCAGAGGTTGTCAATGTATATGCAAACAAGCCAAACCCAGCAAAAATAGAAGCAATTTGGAAAATTATAGATTTGGTTGATAAGATTGGAAATGAACATGAAACTAACAAAGTTTTAGAGAAAACACTTATAACTTTAAGAAAATTACAACAAGACATTGCCAACTGAACTAAATACTAACGAAAACTCAAACGATATGACCAAGAAGCTTTGGGAAAAGCATCAAGGTGACGAATATACTGCTGTAAACAACTACAAGGAAGGTGTTTGTCTTGGATGTATGAAGGTAGACGTTGCAGCAGCAACCATTGCAGATATTTGTGGTGATTGTGCTGGAAAAAAAGGTCGTGAGCCACTTTTGGCAAAGGTTTGTGACAAATATTACGGTCTTTGTTTCTTTTGTAACTCATACAAGTTCAATATTGAACAGGTAAATGGCAGATTTTGTAACACTTGTCACCGTAGAATAGCCAATATTACAAAGGAATACAACAAAAAAGGTGGCTTTATGAAGACAGATCCGTTCTGGGTTTCAATGCGTAAAAAACACGGAAAGGACTGGAAACAGATAATGGGTGGCTATAAAAAATCTAATCGGAAGTAATTTTTGTCAATGAATTTCTAAATTTTGCCCATTCAACCATGTTTGGAACTCTAAGATTTTCCTCTATCTTTGCAAGTAACTCGTTTGTCTTGGAAAGTTTCTCATCAATCTGTTCTAATCTTTCCTCTACTTCACCCAATACAAAGTCAAACTTCATTTTTTGTCTTCCAGTAAGAATATGATTCTGTTGTTTGTAAAGTCATAAAATCGTTTATCGTAGTTTACTTTGCTATATTTGTCACTCTTATTGGTAATACATCTACCTACTCGCATGGATAACAACGGTTTTCTTAACATTCTTGGAAAAAATTCCAAGTGTTGTCTCTTGTGATTGTATCTCATATCACCATACTGTACCAGTTTTTCATCACCGTTTTCCCATTCTTTTATGTTTCCTTGTCTAAAATGAACCAATGTGTTGCTTAATCTTGGCTGCTCCTTCTTGTCATTTGAGTTTGTTACTATCCATAAACTCTCTCCTTTGACATAAAGGTCAATAATTTTCATGACATATAACGGATCTTCTATGACATCCTTGTAAACCTTGTGAAATAAATCATCATTTTCAAAAATATAAATTGATGTAGCCATATTTTTTTCATAGCAATACTTATTTATAAAGGCTTGGTACAGATTATGATATGAGTGATCATACTTGTAAAAGGTGTGAAATCCCGAAATATGGTTACACAGATGGCACTCATTCAATATATCTTTGCTACAAATGTGGAAGATATGAGGGTATTAGTGGTGGTGATGAGGATTTTATTAAAGATATTAATGAAAATCCCATGATATTATTACATATGATTAAATCAAAAATGTTGGTTCCTATAAGTTAATTTATATACCTTACTATTATTATTAGTGTATGGAAATGTCTTCTATAATTGAAACTCTATTAATTGCAACGATATTAGGCATGGGTGGTGCTTTATATGGATTTTTTAGAAAAATGAATTCAACACAGAAGGATTTATGTGAAACTGTGGCTAGATTACAAAAAACATTGATTATTTTGGCAAAATCTGTAGATAGACAGTCAAACAGGTTACACCCAGATGAAGCAAATTCAGAACTAGATGATTTAGTAAAAGAGCTTCTAAGAGACAAATAATAAACCTTAAGTAATAGTTATTTCGGGAAAAAGTATGATTGATCCATTGTTAATCGCAACACTCTCCGTAATCGGAGGAGCAATCTTGAATACTGTCAGAGGATTCTTAGGATCTTCTGAGTCTACATATGACATCAAAAAATTCTTTGGTGCTCTTATCGTAGCAGTATTTGCAGGTATTGCAGTTGCACAAACTTTGAGTCTAGCAGGATTAGGAATTACAGAAACCGTATTAATTGGTCTATCTGTTGGTTTCTCAGTCGATTATGCTGTCTCAAAAGCCAAGAAAACTGCATAGTAAATTTTTAAGACCTTACTACGCTTTTCTCTCTATTTTTCTAAAACTTTATAAGTAATGTTCAGAACGAATATATAATGGAAAATGACATATTTTTCAACCAATTTGTGACAAAATCATTACATCCTATTGATGGTGCTCAAAGATTCTTTGAAGGTTATCTTACCGTTCAGGTCAAAGACAAGCAAGGAGAGATTACAATCGTTGACGAATTGATCAAGGTTCTTCCAATATGGATGGATAGAGGAGCACCAATTAGTGATACTCACAGTAATAGAATTATAGGTAAAGGTATAAGTTATGCTAAAACAATTTATAAAAATGCAGAAGGAATAGAATATCCAGCAATTAAAATTACAGGTAAGATACACAAAGACTATCATTTAGACAATGAAATCTGGGATAAAATTAAATCAGGAGAGTATAAAGGACTGTCATTTGGTGGTGCTACAAAGGCAAACAGAACACCAAAAGTCATGAAAGACGGTAGTGTTGCATACGAATTAAAATCATTAGAGCATTATGAGGTTGCTGTTTGTAAAGATCCAGCAGTTCCATTGGCTCTAATTACTGACTATAATCCACTTGCAAAGGCAATTACTGACAATGTTGAAAGACGAGAAGACGGTAAAATGGTAATCAAATGTGATAAATTTGGTTGTACAGTTGCTAAAGGTGAAGACTTTTCAAACGCAGATGGTGACAAACATGGAGCATATAATCAAAATGTTTCACCTGAAAAATCATCAAACAGGGAATCAAGTCCAGTAGACGATGATGATGATGTTGAAATTAAAGCAGAAGAAAAGGAAGATGAAGTTAAAAAAGATGCAAATCTTCACTATGGTGGAGTAAGACATGCTAGTAAGGAATATGAACAAGGTAATGAATCAGCACAAATTACAGAGGTAAAAGAGGATAAGAAAGAAGATAAAGAGGAAGAAGAAGAAATTAAGAAAAATAGAAATCAATATGGGGCAGATGATAGTAATCCAACTTTAACTGGTAAAGATATATTAAATGAAAAACAATTAGATGTTGTCAAAGAACCAGCAGTATCTACATCTGATACAAAATATATAAGCTCAAAAACAGGTAAACAGATACCAAAAGAACAATATGACTTAGAAAATAAATCAGGGTATCAAACAGAAGATGGAAATAATCAATTAGGTGGACAAGGATCAACAAAAGACGACACCTATAAAAGTAGCGAAAACTATATAAACTCGGATATTAAAGATTCTGATAAGGATATGGAAGATAACAAATCTGACAAAGAATACAAAGACGAAAAAGATGAGAAATCATCTGACGACGACTCAAAAGACGAAATTGAAAAATCTGACTTCCAAGAAGCAATCAAATCCAACATCAGTACATTAACTGACGTTATAAAGTCCCTCGCAGAAACTCAAAAAGACGTTAGTTCTACACTAGTAGGTATTGATGATAGATTGAAAGCATTGGAAACCCCAACTGACTTACCGTTGAAGCCACAAACTTCAGCAAGTGAAGATGTTGGTGCAAAGGTTACAGTCCCAGATACTTATCAAGCTAACTCTGTGCAAGCAGGCTTAGACGACGATAAACATGCTGAAGACAAACCTGAAACCGATCCATCTGGATTGAAAATGCAAGAGAAATCTAATTTCGACTTTACTACCGAGACTCCAAGACCTAATGCAGCAATCGAGACAATCAACAAATCTGCTGAAACAGATATGTCATTTGTTTTGAAAGATGCAAGAGAAGGTGGAAATCTAAGTGTAGTAGCAAGAAATATTCTAGCTGGAAAATATTATACTCCAACACCTGACGAAGTAGGAACATACTAAAATGACTCAAATCAGAACAATCGATGAGCTTGAGGCACAATATTATGGACACAATCGTAACCTTCTTAGAA